GAGTAAAATCAAAAAAGAACAATTAGAAAAAATTCAAGAACAACAAAGTAGGTTGCAAAGTATTTTAGTCGAGATAGGTGTGATGGAAGTTCGTAAACACGAAGCTACACACGCACAATCTATTTTATCTCAAGAAATAGAGGCGACTAAAAAAGAACTTGAAGAAGAATATGGAGCTATTAACATTAATATGCAAGATGGCTCTTACACTATTATTGAAAAAGAAGAAGATGACGACTCAGATCTAGCTGTAGTTAAATCCGAGAACTAATGAGTAGCGTAATTAGAAAAATAAGTATAGGCTCTGATTACAAAAATGATGCAATGCATTATGCTGTAGGTCAACAGGTTTATGGAGGTCACGAGATATCTCATATACTTCATAATGAATCTGAAGACTCTTATAGTATTCACATCAAGAAAAACAATGAGGTATTGCCATGGAAGAAGTTTAACTCTAACATGGCTGTATCTATTGAGTATGATTTAGCATATTAATGAAAAGTTTAGGTCAGTTTATTATAAAACCTTTAAATGATAGATATAATAATCAAGTAAAGGTAGGTGATAAAAATCTTATTACTAATACAAAAGTAGAAGATTGGAGATCTATTAGCAAGGAAGCTATAATTGTTTCAACACCTTCTGCTTTAAAAACAGATATAAGGCCAGGTGACAAGGTGATAGTACATCATAATATATTTAGGAGATGGTACGACGTTAGAGGAGTAGAAAAAAATAGCTCTACTTTTTTTAAAGACAATATGTACTTTGCTAGTCCTGATCAAATATATATGTATGAAGTAAACGGTGAGTGGCGTACTAACCTGCATTATTGTTTTGTTGCGCCTGTGGCGGAAACAGACGTTTTAAAGAGTGAAAAAGAAAAAGAACTTGTTGGTATACTAAAATACAGCAACGAGTCTTTAAAAGCGCTTAAAATAAACCCAGGAGACTTAGTAGGGTTTAAACCTAACTCCGAGTTTGAGTTTGTATTTGATAACAAGCGTTTATATTGTATGAAATCTAATGATATTGTAATTAAGTATGAAAATAAAGGAAACGAAAAAGAATATTATCCTAGCTGGTCAAATAGCCGTTGAAGAATTAATTAAAGTAGCTAAAGAAGCTATTGTTGATTCTGACGACGATATTTCTGCTGATAGATTAAAGAATGCTGCAGCTACAAAAAAGCTAGCTATTTTCGATGCTTTTGAAATATTACAAAGAATACAAGAAGAAGAAGATAAGTTGAACGATAAACCTAAAAAAGAAAAAGAAGAAAAAGCTTTTAAAGGTTTTGCAGAACGTAGATCTAAATAAGATGTACAATCAAACTTTATATAGTGTAGAAGAAAACTACATTAAGCCTCAAGTAATAAAGCGAATGAATCGCTATAAAAAATGGGAATATGGTTACAATGCTGACCATGACGTCGTGGTTATTAGCAAAACTGGAAAGATTGGAGAAATATATAATATCCAAAATCTTAGAATCGCTTTACCGGAAGCAACAAAAGATGTACAAAAACGTTCTGTTAAGAAAGAAGAACAGTTCTGGGAGGCTTCAGAATATCCAAAAGAGTTAACAAAAATAAAAAGCGTTTTTGACTGGGAAAAATACCCATCCGATTTTAAAGAAAAGTGGTACGAGTATATAGATAAAGAATTTGAAAAAAGAGAAGAAGGTTTTTGGTTTTATAATAATGGTAATCCAACTTATATTACTGGTACTCATTACATGTACTTGCAGTGGACCAAAATTGACGTTGGGAAACCAGATTTTAGGGAGTCCAACAGATTATTCTTTTTATTCTGGGAAGCGTGTAAAGCTGACAACCGCTGTTATGGAATGTCGTATCTCAAAAACAGACGTTCAGGATTTTCATTCATGGCGTCAGGGGAAACAGTTAATATGGCAACCATATCAACGGATTCACGGTTTGGGATATTGTCCAAATCTGGTGCCGATGCGAAAAAAATGTTCACAGATAAGGTTGTACCAATTTCGAGCAACTATCCGTTCTTTTTCAAACCCATCCAAGATGGAATGGACAGGCCAAAGACGGAGCTCGCTTATAGGGTACCCGCGTCAAGGCTCACCAGACGTAAACTTAACGAAGGTGAAACGCAAGACGAATTAGAAGGATTAGATACAACTATTGACTGGAAAAATACAGGAGACAACTCTTATGATGGTGAAAAATTAAAACTACTAGTTCACGATGAAAGTGGAAAGTGGGAAAAACCAGATAATATATTGAATAACTGGAGAGTTACAAAAACTTGTTTACGTTTAGGGCGTAAAATTATTGGTAAGTGTATGATGGGCTCAACATCTAATGCTTTAGAAAAAGGAGGTAATAATTTTAAAAATTTATATTATGCCTCAGATGTTACAAAAAGAAACCGCAATGGGCAGACTAGCTCAGGATTATATTCTTTGTTCATACCTATGGAATGGAACTACGAAGGATTCATTGATTCTTTTGGATTACCTGTATTTAACACGCCAAATAAGCCAATTAAAGGAGTCGACGGGGAACCAATAGATTATGGAGTTATAGAGCATTGGGAAAACGAAGTAGAAGGTTTAAAAAATGATCAAGACGGATTAAATGAATATTACCGCCAGTTTCCAAGAACAGAAAAACACGCTTTTAGAGATGAAGCAAAAGAATCTATATTTAATCTTACAAAAATCTACGAGCAAATAGATTATAATGAAGATTTAAAAAACACAGCTGTAGTTACAACTGGAAGTTTTGGTTGGGAAAATGGTATGAAAGACACAAGGGTAATATTTTATCCTAATAAAGATGGTAGATTTAAAATATCTTGGGTACCACCGAATAATTTGCAAAACCAGGTAATAATAAAAAACGGTATTAAGTATCCAGGAAATGAGCATATGGGAGCGTTTGGTTGTGATAGTTATGATATATCCGGTACAGTAGATAAAAGAGGTTCTAATGGTGCGCTGCATGGATTAACAAAGTTTAGTATGGAAGACGCTCCTCCTAACTGTTTTTTCTTAGAGTATATAGCAAGACCTCAAACGGCTGAAATGTTTTTTGAAGATGTGCTTATGGCTTGCGTATTTTACGGAATGCCTTTACTAGCGGAAAACAATAAACCTAGGTTACTTTATCATTTTAAAAGAAGAGGTTACAGAGGGTATAGTATGAATAGACCAGACAAAGTTTGGAATAAGTTATCAGTAACAGAAAGAGAAATTGGTGGTATACCAAACTCAAGCGAAGATATTAAACAGGCTCACGCAGCCGCAATAGAATCTTATATAGAAACCCACGTTGGTTATACAGGGGAAGGGTATGGTAATATGTACATGCAAAGAACCTTAGAAGACTGGGCGAAATTTAACATAAACAATAGAACAAAGCACGATGCTTCTATAAGTTCTGGTTTAGCTATTATGGCTTGTAACAAAAACAGATACACACCAGTTGCTACAAAGCAAAGAAGTAAAATAGCTTTACCTTTTAAAAGATACGACAATAACGGATCCATTTCGAAAATAATAAAATAAATGATAGAAACTAATTACAATAGCTCGTTTCCTACACAAACTGTTAGTGATGAAGAAAAGGCTAGCCTAGAATACGGTTTAAAAGTAGGTAGGGCAATTGAGCATGAATGGTTTGGAGGTTCCAGAGCATCAAACAATAGGTTTTCGTCAAACTATAGCAAATTTCATCAACTTAGATTGTACGCTAGAGGGGAACAGTCTATTCAAAAATATAAAGATGAGTTGTCAATAAATGGCGATTTATCTTATTTGAATTTAGATTGGAAACCAGTTCCCGTAATACCTAAGTTTGTAGATATAGTAGTTAACGGTATATCACAAAAAAATTACGACATAAAGGCTTTTGCTCAAGACCCTGAGTCGAACAGACAAAGAACGGAGCACGTATCTGCTATTGTTGCAGATATGAATACTAGAGAGTTTAATGAAAAAATGATGTCTCAGTTAGGTATGGATACTTACAATGTAGAAGATCCTTCTATGTTACCTGAGAATGAAAATCAACTCTCATTATATATGCAGCTTGATTACAAGCAAAATATAGAAATAGCTCAAGAAGAAGTAATTAACACAGTATTAGATACTAATAAATATATATTGACAAAACGTAGGTTAAACTACGATTTAGCAACCATAGGTATTGCAGCTACTAAAACAAGCTTTAACAAAGCAGAAGGTATTATTGTTGATTACGTTGATCCTGCTAATTTAGTTTATTCTTATACAGAGGACCCTAATTTTGGGGATCTTTATTACGTAGGAGAATCTAAAGATGTTACATTAGCTGAGCTTAAAAAAGAATTTCCTAGTCTTAGCAACGAGGAAATGAAAGAGATTGAGAAAATGGCTGGATCCAGCAACTATCTCAATGGCTACAGCAACCAAGATGACAGTAAAGTTTCTTTAGTATACTTTGAATATAAAACATATAGAAATCAAGTATTCAAAATAAAAAAGACAGACCAGGGTTTAGAAAAGGCTATTGAAAAAACAGATGAGTTTAATCCACCTGAAAACGATACATTTAAAAAAGTATCTAGAACTATAGAAGTTATATACTCTGGTGTAAAAGTTTTAGGCTATAACAAAATGCTTAAATGGGAACTAGCTGAAAATATGACTAGACCATTTGCTGATACCACAAAAGTTTCTATGAACTACTCTATTTGTGCGCCTAGAATGTACAAAGGCAAAATAGAATCTTTAGTTGGGCGTATTACAGGGTTCGCAGATATGATTCAACTAACTCATTTGAAGCTACAACAAGTAATGGCTAAAATAGTTCCAGATGGAGTATTTTTAGATATGGATGGTTTAGCTGAGGTTGATTTAGGTAACGGAACATCTTACAGCCCAGCGGAAGCATTGAATATGTATTTTCAAACCGGTAGTGTTGTAGGTAGATCGCTTACGCAAGACGGTGATATGAATAGAGGTAAAGTACCTGTTCAACAATTAACTTCATCATCGGGTCAAGGTAAGATAGCGTCTTTAATTAATACGTATCAGTATTACTTACAAATGATAAGAGATGTGACCGGATTAAATGAAGCAAGAGACGGAAGTACTCCTGATAAAAACGCTTTAGTAGGATTGCAAAAGATGGCTGCTAATCAATCGAATGTAGCTACAAGACATATATTACAAGGAAGTTTGTATTTAACTCTTAAAACGTGTGAAAACATATCTTTAAAAGTTGCTGATTTAATAGAGTTCCCTTTGACTAGGCAATCAATAGAATCTAGCATATCAATATACAATGCTGAAATATTAAAAGAAATTGTAGATTTAAACCTGCACGATTTTGGAATCTTTTTAGAATTAGAACCTGACGAAGAAGAAAAACAACAACTAGAACAAAACATCCAAGTTGCGCTGCAATCAGGTGGTATTAATTTAGAAGATGCTATTGACATTAGACAAATTAAAAATATAAAGCTAGCAAACGAATCTATTAAATTTAGAAGAAAGAAAAAAGAAGAGGCAGATAGAGCAGCTCAGCAAGCAAACATACAAGCACAAGCTCAAGCAAATGCGCAAGCATCAGAAGCAGCAGCAATGGCAGAAGTGCAAAAGCAACAAGCCTTAGCTCAAACTAAAATACAAATAGAGCAATCAAAATCTCAATTTGATATTCAAAAGCTGCAACAAGAAGCTGAAATTAAAAAGCAATTGATGGAAGTAGAATTCCAATACAATATGCGTTTAGCTGAAGCCCAAGCAGGAGTAAAAAAAGAAAACGAAAAATACAAAGAAGATCGTAAAGACGATAGAACAAAAATACAAGCGACTCAACAA